TATTCGTAGAGACGGAAGATTACAAAGAGGTCGACCAGTAGATAAAGTCGGAGACCATACTTCTGTAAACAATCATGATGATTTTTCTATTGGAATAGTTTTAGTGGGGGGTATCAATGTTGCAACTGGAGAAGTAGAACCACTTGCGAATAGGTCTGCATCTTCTTTTACTAGAGAACAATACACGACTTTAGAGAGGTTTTTAACTGCATTCTATAATAGATATCCAGGCGGTAATGTTTTCGGTCACAACGACTTAGATGTAGACGAGATAGACCCTTATTTTGACGTTCAGGACTACGTTCAAAAAGTTTTTAGAAAGTCAGTAAATAAAATTACTGACCCATTATCAGAAAGTCCAGTAGACCCAACAGATACATCGGTGAACAAATGACAACTAAGAAAGATAATTTTTTACAAAGAACACAAAAACTAGGTACTGGTCTAGAAGAAACTATTGGTATACCCGAAGACGGCTTTCAAGACCCAACGGGTGAGTTTCCAAAAAGAGACTATAACTTTGGTTCTGGATTAAACAAAGCCGCAAGGGGTACAAAGATTAATAAACTTTATACTGGTGGTGGAGACATTGGTGTATCTTTAAATATAGAAGACCAAAGACCTTCGGAGTTTCCTTTTAATCAAGTAGATGAAACTACATCTGGTCACGTGGTTGAATATGATGACACGCCTGGTGGAGAAAGAATACTAATCAGACACCGAACGGGTGCGGGTGTAGAGATGCGAGCAGACGGAAGTGTTCTAGTATCTTCTACAAATAATAAGATTGAAGTGACTGGTGGAGACCAAACAGTTATTGTTGAAGGTGCGGGTAATTTAGTATATAAAGGTAACTTAAACCTAGTTGTGAGTGGAGATTATAATGTTGATGTCGGGGGTAATTACAATGTAAATGTTGCGGGTAGTCACATTATGGGTATTCGTGATAATCATCGTACCTTTGTTTCAAATAACTCAGAATATGTGACTAAAGGAACTAAGTCTACTAAGACTATCGGAAAACATTCGGACATTATGTTATCAGATAATAATCAATTTGTCAAGGGTACACAGAAAAACTGGGTACAAGGTGAAGTTGAATTTAATTCAGAAAAGGGTATACTCATGACGGGTAAAGAGTCAGTCGCAGTTACATCAAAAGCAACCAACGTCACGGGTAGTGAAAAGTTATCGGTACTGGGTACTGCGGGTGATATCGGTGGTAAATCAATTAACTTTACTGGTAAAGTATATCAAGGTAATGCAGGCCCTAAACCATATGCTAGTGATGCGGCCTTCTTTGGTTCTTTCTTTGGACAATCAACATCTGCGATGTTTTCTCGATTTGCATGGAAGGCTGAAAAATCTAAGTTTGCAGAATTATCAGATGTTGCGAATGCGGCGTTTAAGGCAAATACTGCGGCAACTGGTGCAGCCGCATCTGTATCTGAAACAGACATACCAACTGGAGGCGCACCCGAAACTATAAACCAACAACAAGATTTAGCAGGTGCTCCATGGAGTGGTAATTTTGAAGAGTGGCCTGTACCAGAAATAGTCACTGCACTTGCGAACAATGGAGAGTTTGCAATACGTGATGTAGTAATTGATGAAGGAGATAAACTAAAAGATATTCTTGATTTAACAGACGATTACAATGGTATCTTTAACAAACACCCAAGCACCCAAGAGATACGTTCTGCGATGCGTAGTTCGGGTAATCGAAGTTCTTTACTTGGAAAACTTATGAGTGAAGAACGAGTTGGAGATAAGTCCTTCACATCGACACCACCCGCAATCGGTAGAACTGTAGGTAAAGAACCAACATCTAGGTTCGGATATACTCCAATAGGTAATGCAATAGAAAATAGAGGAAAGAGGTTTACACCAAAATGATGATATTAGTTGACCCAGTATTTAATCCTAACTTTGCGGGACAGATAAGTTCTGCAACAAAGTTAGGGCCAGGTATAACCATTGCAAAGTTTCTTGGTGCATATGGAGATAGAACTCCTTTTGATTTTGTCGGAGATGAAACAACTCGACTATCAATTGCAAGACAATTGTATTTACAATCAGAAATGATGCAAGTTATCAATAATAATATAGAACTATTCAATGATGTACGATTGATTGTAAGTGAAGGTATTTACCGTGCAGGCCCAACTGAAACCTTGTCAGGAGATTGTGAAAAGAAAAACAAAGGACAATTAATTTATTATCAAGTAATAAATCAAGAAGGAACTATTGACTTTGAAAAAACATTTGAGATTGCAGAATACTGGAAAGACTATACAACTTACGAAAAAATTATACTAGACTATGATACTTATAATCCAGACGGGTCTTTAACTGTACAAATTGGTGTGGAAATGCCTGTTGTCGGGGAAACCTTTGATGCGAACTTTAGTAATAATGTAGAAACAGTATATAATAATGTACTACAAAGTGCAAATGAATTGGTAGAAATTAAAGAAAGTTAGTATAAATAGAACTATGGCAAGATACGCATACTCAAGAGAAGACCAAGGGGATTTGAATACTTCCACGGTAAAGTCTGCACGAAACAGACAGTTTATTGATATTGATTTAAACTTTACTGCAAAATCAACTACGGGAGATATATTTAAAAAAACCGAACAAGCTGCGGTTAAACAGTCAATAAAAAATTTATTGATGACAAATAAACTAGAAAAACCTTTTCAAGCAGACTTTGGTGCAGATATTGTTGGTATGTTATTTGAACTTGCAGACGGTGAAGATGATTTTTTTCTAAAAAAAGATATTATTTCAACTATACAAAGATTTGAACCAAGAGTAGTTGTTTTAAATTTGTTTGTCAAAACAGACCCAGATTTCAATAGACTTGGTGTAAAACTAGAATTTAAAATAATAAACACTCAAGAAGTCGTTGAGTTTACTACTGAACTAAGGAGATTAAGATAAAATGGCGACTACAATTCAATCAACCGCACTAGATTTTTCTACAATTAAAAATAATTTAAAAACTAGTTTAACAAAATCTACTGAGTTTACCGATTACAATTTTGAAGCATCTGGTCTATCAAATATATTAGATGTTCTTGCAACCAATACGCATTTTAATGGTTTGATTGCTAACTTTGCATTGAATGAGTCTTATCTTGGAACTGCACAATTAAGAAGTTCTATTGTTTCACTTGCAGAAGGTATTGGTTATGTACCAGACTCAGCAAATGCCTCTCGTGCAATTGTTAATTTAACAACAAGTCTTGCGGGTGTCGCTGGTAGACCAAACAAAATAACAATACCAAGTGGATTTACCTTTAACAGCACAGTAGACGGAGTTGCATTTACTTTTCAGACTCAAGAAGATATTTCCGCAACAGATGACGGAAACGGAAGTTATGCGTTTCAAACTGCAGACGGTAGTGCAAACATAAACATTTTTGAAGGAACACAAACAACTAAGACTTTTTTAATTACTGGTGAGACAGAAAACTTTGCATATATTATTCCAGATGAAAACATGGATATTGATACTGCAGTTGTGACAAATTTTGAAACTGCGGCCTCTAGTGCGGGTACAACTTTCACAGATTTAAGAAATGCAACAAGTATTACAGAGAGTTCTAGAATTTATATATTAAAAGAAACTCCAAAAGGAGATTTTGAAATTACTTTTGGTAATGGTACAGTTCTTGGAGTATCTCCAGTTGCGGGTAATAAAGTCACAGTAGACTATTTATCATGTAAAGGTGCAAGTGCAAATGGTGGAAAATCTTTTACTCCAGTATCGCAAATAAATGTTAATGGTGTAAATTATACAGTATCTTCTACCACAGTGTCAAACTCTTTTGGTGGTTCTGCGAAAGAAAGTATTGCATCTATAAGAACTACTGCACCATTTCAGTATGCAACTCAGAATAGAATGGTCACTGCGGAAGATTATGCAACTTTAGTACAAAGAAACTTTGGTTCATTATTAAATGATATATCATCTTTTGGTGGAGAAGATGCACTTGAACCAGAATTTGGTGTAATCTTTTTATCTTTATTATTCAGTGATGCGGTAGAGAACGATACGACTTCGGGTGAAACAATCAAACAAACAACAAAAGACGATATTGTTGCACTTGCAAAAGATTTATCAGTTGCATCTTTTGATGTTAAATTTACTGACCCAGTACAAACATTTGTAGAAACCACGGTGTTTTTCCAATTCAACCCTAACTTAACAACTCTTGCTGAAAACGCAATTAAGTCTCAAGTGCAAGATGTTGTATCTGATTACTTTAGTAAAAATACTGGTAAGTTTAAACAATCATTTAGAAGAAGTAATTTATTAACTTTGATAGATGCGGTTAGTCCGTCAATTTTATCTTCTCGTTGCACAGTTGGAATGCAACAAAGAATTACTCCAACCTTAACTGCAATATCTGATTATACTTTAAGACTACCACAATCTATTGCGACTGCAGATGATGTAAATAGAATTGTCACATCAACTGCGTTTACTTTCCAAAATAAAAACTGTATTATTAGAAACCGTTTAAATTCAAATGTCCTTGAGGTGTTTGATAATGTAAACAGTGAGATAGTGGTTGACAATATTGGGTCATATACTGGAGACACCATAAGTATTATTGGACTACAAATAGATGCAATACCAACGGGTGAGTCTTTTATTAAAATAACTGCAACTCCAGAAAACCAATCTTTTGTCACACCGTTTAGACAAGATGTTTTAAAGCACGACTTACAAAGGTCTTTGGTTTCAGTAGTCGAAGTATCAACAGATGTATTAAACTAAAATGGGACACAAAACTGACGATACTCTAAGAGATGACGGTAGAAGAGAAATTGCTCTTACTACTGGTCTAGAAGTAAAAAAGTATCTACCAGAATATTTTAAAACAGATTATCCAAAAATAACTTCTTTCTTAGAAGAGTATTATCACTTTGAAGATAGTGATGTATCTCCAAGTAGATTAGTTAATGACTTATTTTATACTCGTGATATCAACCAAGTTGATACCGAGTTATTAAAATTTATCGAAGATGAATTGTTGTTAGGACAATCTTTCTTTGAAGGGTTTATCGATAAGAGAACTGCGGCTAAATTCTCAAATAACTTATATCGTTCCAAGGGGACTAAGTTTTCAATACAACAATTTTTTCGTATGTTTTTTGGTGTTGATGTAGAAATAATATATACGAAAAAAGATGTTTTTAAAATTGGTACAGAAGGAAGTGAGATAGGTGCGGAGTCAGTAAAGTTTTTAACAAATGCAGAATTATTTCAACAATTTGCAATTAAAATAATTAGTGAACTACCTATCAAAACATGGCAAAGACCATACAAATTATTTGTACACCCTGCTGGAATGTTTATCGGTTCGGAAGTAAGATTAGAGGGAATTGTAGACAACCAAATTGTTGCACCACAAGTTTTAGTAGACTCAGATGTTGGAACAATTGACGTAGTTGGTGCAACCGAATTTACTTTTGATAATGTAGTTCAATTCGCACCAGAAATAACTGGTATTTCAAGAGATAGTGGAGATAGTGACGGAATATTTAAAAGAGTTATTATTGATGATGAATTCTTTGTATCACTACAGAACACTAGTATTGTGGACATACAGAAACAATATGAAACACTAAGAGCTGCAGAACTAAGAACTAGTCCTACTTTTGATGCGGACTCTACTGGTCTTGCGACTAGTGTGAACATAGACTTTAGTAATGCATTTACTTCTGAAACCTTTGACCAAGACAAGTTTGAGTTCTTTAGTTCAGATAGTGATGTTTATTATAGTAAATTAGATAGTGCGGGACATTTAAGTTAATAACTTGTATAAATAGGACATAGGAAATAAAACATGGCAAAATCAGTAATCGCAAACGGAACAACTGCAAATGACGGTACGGGGGATACTCTTCGTTCGGCTGCAACGAAGATAAATAATAACTTCTCAGAAATCTACACTAAATTAGGTGGAGACTCTACTGCGTTAACTACTAAAATATCTTTTGGAGACGGTAATGTAACTTTTGAAGGTGCAACTGCAGACTCACATGAGACTACTTTGATATTTACTGACCCAACTGCAGATAGACAAATAGTATTTCCAAATGCAAGTGGTAATGTTCTACTAGACTCAAGTACTAGTACTCTAACAAATAAAACACTCACGAGTCCAGTATTGACAACTCCACAGATAAATGATACTAGTGCAGACCACCAGTATATTGTTGCAGTATCAGAATTAGCTGCAGACAGAACAATTACATTACCTTTACTAACTGGTAATGATGAAGTAACATTTAATGCACATACACAAACATTAACAAATAAAAGTTTAACAACTCCTACTATAAATGCACCTAAGATTTCTGGTTTATCTGGGGGTGGTGTATTACAAGACTCTTCGGGTAATGAAGTATTAGAATTAACAAAGACTGCAAGTGCAGTCAACCACATCAACATTACCAACAATGCAACTAATAATAATCCAAAGGTAAGTGCAAAAGGTACAGATACTAATGTTGATATAGAAATAGAAGGACAAGGAACTGGGGGTATTTTATTAAATAGTCCAGAAATATTAAAACAAGAAACTGTAAATGCTAATGGTGGTTTATCCATATCATTACCATATAGTGAAATAACAAAAGGAACTGCGGGTGCATATTCAATCGCAGACGGTGTTGTTGGACAAGTAAAATACATAAGTGTAAGTGGTGCTGGTAATGCAGTTATTACTCCCGACAATTTTGGTGCGGGAAGTACTTTAACATTACAACAACATGAAACTGGAACATTAATTTTTGACGGGACAAACTGGCAAGTACTTGCAACCTACGGTGGTGCAGTCGCATAAGGAGAATAAAAGATGGCCGCAATTATAACAGATAAACTTAAAAATTTAGTCGTAGACTTAATTAAAGCAAACGACAGTGACGCATCAAATAAGTATTATGCGGCGATTGGTCGTTCAGAAGCATGGAATGACTCAGATGTATCTCCGACTCCATTAAGAACAAAATCAGAAGAAAATAGACTTAGAAACTCAATGCAATCTATGAAATTAATTGCAGATGTTTCCTTAGTAATTCCCAGATATAATTGGTCATCTGGTACATTTTATTCTGCGTATGATGACACACAAGTTGGTCAACCTACTAATGCATACTATGTAATAAATGCAAACCAACAAGTATACATGGTTCTTCGTGCGTCTGTATCTGCAACTGGTACTGCAGTCGCATCGACAGTAGAACCAACTGGTAATACTACGGGTACTCCTTTTAAAACTTCTGACGGTTATGTTTGGAAGTTTATGTACTCAGTATCAGCAACTGATGCAAATAAATTTTAA